CCTACGGGCATCCCTGCCGGTCTGAGACGCCCGGAGAGCCAGTCTGGTAGAATGGGGCTATCTGACGCCTGGGAGGATAGAGAGGATGCCCACGCCTAAGCCAGAACTACCACCTAATGGCGCTCTGGAGCCTTCCATCTGGGAGGGGAGCGACCCAGGTGATTACGGAGTAGACCTAGACTTATTGCAACCCAACCAGAAGAAGAGTTGGGAGAACCAGAACCGGTATCTTAGGCATTACGCAGATGTGAAGGTAAACTCGATAGCGGCGGACAGGGCGGGGGTGAGTGCGGGAACGGCGAAGGCGTGGTATACGAACGACGTATTGAGGTTCAAGGCGAGGAGGGCGGAGGCGGAGCACAGGTGGAACGACAGGTTGGAGGTATTTGCGTGGGAGAGGGTAAAGAGGCAGGGGGATAACGTGAGTCCGATTCTTTTGATAACGTTATTGAACTCGAATCTGCCGAACAAGTACCGGCCTGCGGCGGCTATGAGTGACGAGCAAGCGAAGGAGACGATGCAGAAGATACGGGAGTACATCCGGGCAGGGGGGAAGAAGGGGAAGAAGAAGGAAGAGGAAGAGATTGAGGAGATGACGCCCTCGGTATAAGAAAGGAGAGGAATGGCCATACTGGAAACGTACACCAGCCCCAACTCAGCCAGGGACTCCGAGGACTTGACTCCTTCGCCATGGGCGCGCTAACATCGCGCCGATGGATTCCCAGACAATAAGAAAGCCCCTGGCGTCACTTCCAGGGGCCTCTTACATATCGTGGGAGGACACGATACGGGGTACAAGCCCCAGTATCGTAACTCCCACCAGCCGATAAAGTCAAGCTGACTAACTGACTTCTGGCTGGCCCGCAGATAGCCAGCCAAGGAAAATAAATAAGCTGCTCCGGATGAACCCGGTAAGATGTGACACGCAGCGTCTCACTGGTGGCTGCGAGAGGACTAATAGCCCTCCTTGGACGGGGTTCCAGGTAAATATCACCAGGCGGGCCATTATTGTGGCCCAGGGGTGCAAGAGTTTATTTGGCGGGAGGACGCCAGCCAGGGGGGGAAAGGCCCGCTATGCCTGAGTCGCAGATTCGGCGGGAACAGACGCACTGGAAGAACCTTGTCCGTTGCCCTAACGGCACGCCTCATCACATCATCCTCCAGCCAGATAGCCGCAAGGGCCGGTGCAAGAAGTGCAAGCAATCCCTGTTGATACCGGCCATTCAGCATCAGACTACCCGTTTTAACGTCTAACACTGGTTAATGGTTGCTTTTTGGCTCCTTCCTTGGTTTAATGCGGTTTACCGTAATGCTGGACTTTGGTAGACACCTCTGGATATTTTTGGCGTGCTCCTTCCGTGTATACCGGGAGGGTGAGGCCGTCGCCTTTCCGGGCTGTACGATGGTGATGGAAGGGAATTACTTTGCTTGGCCGCGCTGGAGGAAGGTGTTATCCAGGGTGGTGGTAGTGCCTTATGGGTTATTCCAGGGTGCGCACTGGACGTTGAGCCGGATGGTTCACCGGCCTTGGTCACCACATGAACATGTCGAGCCGAGGTATTACTGTGTGTCGCTGGCTGAGATGTTTAACTTAGGGTGCACGATGGCCTCTCACCACATCCTGCCTGTTGCGTGGGCCGTGGAGTTCGATAAGCGTGGTTAGATACACCTACCGCCAGTTCACCGATGCTCCCAGCTTCGGCCCGTTGACCGTCCGGTGCGCGGGATGCAAACAGCAGGTCAAGGGCTTTGAGAGCGCCGTTGGCTCCGCCGGTTTCTACCGGCTGGTAGGCCCCTGGAAGAAGTATGGGACGGCGGAGCAAGCGGGGAAGGTGCTCTGTGATTCATGCATGTGGCGGAGAAAGAAGTACAAGGAAGACTTCGGCATCCCCTGCCAGCAATACGCGCAGCTAGACCCGCCTTAAGGAGAATTATGAACGAAATCGCATTTCTAACGGAAAATGAGTTCGCCGTCAAAGTTGGCGTGTCCTTATCTACCATCCAGCAGGCGATGAAGGCCGGGAGGGTGCCGTATGTGAAGCTTTCCGCACGGAAGAGGTTCATCCCGGAGAACGCCCTGGCTATTATGATGGGGGAAGCCATTGAGGTGCGTTGGAGGGACATGAAATCCCCGCAGCCTCTGGGCCGGAGCGGTTAGTGGTTGGGCACGCTCCTCTTGGCGATAGCGATGTTAGCCCTGTTTTGCCTGGCGTATGGGATAGGCCAGGCGCTCCGGTGATTGAAGGGCACACCGAGGACTGTGGTGGGGTGTACTGGCTCTCCAGGCGGCGGTTCGGTCGGTGGTGGATATATGCCTGTCGGGACTGTGGCAGAGACGTAAGGAGGGAGAAGATAAATGGCTAAAGATGAGATACCGCCGCTCTTTGACCCTACAATCATTAAGAACGCTATTGTGGCGCAAGATAATGGGCCGTATAAGAAGAAGAACAAGCCTACCAAGGTCAACCCGCACCGGGGGGCCTACGACCGGATGATACGGGAGCAGTTTGGTGACAAGATGGTAGACAAAGCCAACGCGGCGGCGGCGGCTTCCAGCGCCGCCGCCGGACAGCAGAGTGTGAAGCTGGCGATTTCGGGCTATGCCAACCTTCATATCATGAATTCAGCGGGTGTGCCGTTAGTGTCTGCTGAGCAGGCGCAATCCGTGTTGGGCAAGAATGTTACAGAGCAGGCCATCTCTAAGAAACCACACCTTCAGATGCTGATAATACACTCTGGTGTGAATCTTAAGGACTTACCGAAGCCATCTAAAAGTCCGTGCTGTAAGCCGCCGCAGCCGAGCCATTTTCTTATGACTGAGGTGAAGCTGACGGGCGTCCCGGGTGGGCTGTTTGCCTGCGCAGGGTGTATCCAGGACTGGCTGAAGAAGCACTATGGCGAATATTTGGATTACGTGGGGAAGGTGCAGATTGGAAAAACGGTGGACTTCCTGTTGGAGTAGGATATAATTCGGAGTGGAGGCTTCCGCAGCGGCCTCCATCACCTCCTTACAGCCCCCTGTCGTTGTTCCCTCACCGGCAGGGGGTTCTCTTTTTAACCCCGTTTGCTATAATCGCCACCGTGATAGCTGTTGGCAAGAGAGTCATGGTGGTGTATCCAACGCTCTCCGAAGAGGGCGATAAACACACGTCTCTTTTCCAGCACTGTGTGGGCATGGTAGTGGAGAACGGCCTGAACGCCCTGGTGAAGATACGCTTGGAGGAGCCGATTCAGAAAGTGGGGGAAGCGCCTCAGTGGGAGTATTTCTACGAACAGGCGGACTTTCTAGCGGAGGTTAAGGAGGATGGCCACCAAGATGAGAGGGAAACGGACGCGGATGCTGCGGTTGAGCGACTACCGGGTTGAGAGTGTGGAGGAGGGGTACTACGCTCTGGTGGGTGCTGTGATTAAGGTTGGTCTTCATCAGCCCGAATATCCAAGGAAGCAGGCTGGCAGAGGCGAAAGTCGCTTTCTCTGGACGAACCCACACCCTGATTGGGCCAGGAGCCGGTGTGGGCGGGAATGGCTGGGGATGGTTGGGCTGGAGCCGGATGTCGTGTACCATAGGGCTGGGGGCGAGGAGTCTTATCAGCCTATCGGCGGCTGTGTGTGCTACAGATACGCCGGGAGGCGGCGAAAGGAGCGTTCTGATGCCTCTTAAGCGTGGCTCATCCCGGAAAGCTATCGGGAAGAACGTAAGGAAGCTAAAACGCGAGGGCCGCCCTACGAAGCAAGCCGTCGCTATAAGTCTTTCCAAAGCGGGCAAGTCCAGGGGGGGGAAGGCTAAGAATAAGTAGCTGACCACCGCTACCCAGGATGTCCAGGAGGCTCTGTTTGAGGCGGTTAAGTTCGCCCCGACAGATGCCCAGCGGCCCATATTAGAGTCCCGCCAGCAGTTCACCATCGTTACCGGAGGTGAGCAGGCTGGCAAATCCATTTGTGCTTCTAAATATTTCCTTTCCCGGTTTGGTGAGGTGGATGAGGAGCCAGCCATTTACTGGTTGGTTTCCGCCGATTATGAGGGGAACCGGCGGGAGTTTGAATATATCGCCTCGGATATGCAGGCGATATTCGGCAACAACGCCAAGACCACCAAAAGGCTAGACCCAGGCCAGATTGAGGTGTTCGGTGCTAACACCGACGCCAAGCCGATGCTGGTGGTGAAATCCAAGTCTGCCAACGACCCCTCCAAGCTCCGGATGGAAGCCCCGCGTGGGATTATCGTCTGTGAGGGTGCGGGTCTTGATTTGGAGTCCTTTGAGCGCGTTATAGGCCGCGCCGCGCCAAAAGATGCCTGGGTGTTCATTTCGGGAACACTGGAAGGCTCGTTGGGATGGTATCCGCAGGTGGCGGAGGCGTGGAAGCATGAGGAGGGCTGCGCCTCCTTCCGGCTCCCTTCGTACACTAACGTCTATCTCTACGAGGGAGGTATCAACGACCCGAAAATCCAGCGCCTCAAGAGGCTGTCCTCTGACACCTTCTTCATGGAGCGGATTGAGGGCCGGGCGGTGCCGCCGAAGGGCTTGGTATTCCCTGAGTTCAACGCCAACTATCACGTCAAGAACATCTCTTACGTGAGGGGCGAGCCGGTCTATCTTTGGATTGACCCTGGGTATGCGGGGGCCTACGCGGTGGAGGTAGCCCAGGAGATAAACGGCCAAATCTGGATAATTGATGAGATTTACGAGCGGTTTATTACCGATGACATTATCGGCATCGCCGTGAATAAGCCTTGGTGGTCAGATGTGCGTGGTGGGGCTATTGACATCTCTGGAACGTATCACCAGGCGATGCCCGCTCCGGCGGAGGTGTGGCAATCCAAGGCCCAGGTGTATCTCCGGAGCCAGAAGATACCGATAAACCAGGGCACGGAACGCCTAAAGAGTTTCCTTAAGTTCGACCCGCTCCGGAACTGGACAAGCATCGTGATAGCGCCTCACTGCCAGGGCGTGCTCTCTGAGATGGGGGTGGCGCTCAACCCCCACACGGAGCAGCTACAGGCATACCGCTGGCGGTTGGATAGAAATGATAACATCATAGGACAAGAGCCTGAAGACCGTTTCAACCACGGCATCAAGGCCATAATTTACGGGTTGGTGGACAGGTACGGCTACGTAACTAGCCAGCACCGCCAGCGCGTACAGATGAGGAGTTGGGGTGGCATCGCTACCAGACGAAATCCGCGAACGGGTAGATAGGCACCACCGGCAGACCAGCGCCCTCCGGGATAGGATGAGGGCTGATGAGAAGCTCTTCATGCTGGAGCGGACGGCGGATGATGCACCCGCCGATTACGGCTTCTATACCTCCAATATGCCCAAGGTTGTCGCCAAGAAGATAATCGCTTGGATTACCCAGGCTGAACTTATCGTCTCGATCAGCCACCCCGGTGACCTAGAACACCAGCGGATGATAGACGATGCTAAGGAGATGTTCCTCACCGGGGCGTTGGAGATGGCGGATGGTCGGCTCAGAAAGCGTGGTCGGCTACGGAGCCAGTTGGCTTGGTACGTTACCGTCCGTGGTGGTGTGGTGGGGCGGGCACTTCTCCGTACAGACCGGCACGAGAATACTTTTGCCGACATTATGCCCTGGGACATCCTCCACACCTATTGGGAAGTGGGTGGGGATGGGGAGTTGGATTGGGCTTGTAATAAGCTCAAGAAAACCAAAGGGGCTATCATGGCGGAGTACGGTCTCCGGCGGTTGACTCTGCCGGATGACCAGGGGATGGATGTGGGGATAGATGTCTACGATTACTACGACCGAAATATTAACGCCGTGGTCATGGATGGGCGGATTCTGAAGAAGCGCACATCTCACGGGGCGGATAAAGTGCCGGTGTTCTTTGCGCCAGTAGAGACCGCACCGATGATTCAGCGCGATTCCGCTAACGATATGATTGATGCGTACATGGAGTCCATTTTTGAGGAGAACCGTGGCATCATTCCGAAGAACAACCAGCTTATGTCGGCGGTATTCGACCTGGTGCTCAAGACCCGTGACCGCTCCTGGGTACTCACCTCGCGGGATGGCTCCAAGGTGCTTGAGAGCGACCCCAACCGCTCGTCACTGGAGATTGCGCTGGCGGAAGGGGAGTCGCTGGAACCCGTGCAAGTGGCGGAAATGTCACAACGCTTGGGTGACATTCTTGGCCTAATCTCTGGGGAGATGCAGCGGGGCGGGCTTTCCCACGCCGTCTTCGGGGAACTTCAGTTTCAGCTTTCCGGCTTCGCCATCAACTCTCTGAAGCAAGGCGCGGATACGGCGCTTACCCCGCGTCTGGATGCCGTCCAGAACGCCTACGAGCAGATTCTGGACATCATAGCGGAGATGTACGGCTCTGAGAGGTTCTTTGAATTCGCCATTCCGTGTAAGAACATCCGCAGCGAGACCAAGATTATCCCCGCCTGGGTGGTGCGGGAGGGGTGCCATCCGGAGGTAAAGCTCATCCCGCAGCTACCGGAAGACGATATGACCAAGATAACGGTGGCACAGATGCTCAGGGAGGGGCCTGTACCTCTGGCGGACGATACGTATATTCGCGAGAAGATAATGCGCTTCCCGGAGACGAGCGTGATAGCCGATTCGGTGAAGGCGCAGCTAGGGGAGCGGATGCTGCCGGAGACCACGCTCTACACGATGGGGATGGCGCTGGCGGAGCGTGGTGAGCCTATGCTGGCCCAGATGTATTTTGACCAGCTAATGATGCTCTACCAGCAGCGGATAGTGCAGATGCAGATGATGGGCATGGTGGGTGGAGGACTTTTCCAGGGTAACCAGATAAATGGAGGCGGGGTGAGTCCTGGTGGGCCAGCGCCAGAGGTCTTCTCCAACTCTGCCCAGGGAGCGCCCCCGTCGCCCAGGCAATCGAATAATTCCAACGCGGGCGGGCCTACCCTCCCAGGTCAGGCTAGGCCGGGGGCGCAGGCCAGTATGGAGCAACGCCTGGCGGGTATTGGCCTTACGGGGCCTAGAGGCTAATGGTCGGCTTTAGTTCACCATCTGTATCTGTTCGGGACATCCTGGCTCTGCCTGACAACGGGCTGTATGACAAGTTCGGGCTTATTCAGTCCTTACTTCTGGACAGAGGGCACACGGAGGCGGATGCGACGGCACGGGCCACCGCTATTATGGGGGCGCAGGGAACGGCTCCAGATGTGGCGTCACTGGGTCTTCAGCTGGGTACGGGATTTGGTGAGCCTCCTCCGGTGACGGTGACGGCTCCGACAGATGAAGGGGGTGGTGACTTTGGCGCTCAGCCTCCCCCGCCCCCTGGCCCTAATTACGCTGCCTTGGATGCTCTCTGGGCACAGCGCCTCCTTATCTCAGCGGAGGCGTTGAAGACATTAGCCCTATCTTTGGGGCTGCCTGCTTCTGAGTACGACGCCTGGCGTGAGTCGAACATCCGGGCTGAGATGGATGCTCCTAAACCAACAGTACAGGGAGAAGTCTCGGAGCGAGTGCAAGACCTGCTAAGAGGCAATACCTTCCATGCCATTATGGATAGCTACAGTGCTCACCTGCGCGGGGAGCAGGGTATGGGTCGCGAACAGGCGGTGAATAGCCTGCTGGCTCTTGGTTTCCCCCAGGGTGGCGTTGACGATATGCTGAGAGCCAAGGAAGAGCAGCCACGCAATCAGCCGCCCACGGTGCTGACGCCGCAGAACGTGCAAGACCTTCTGGCGCTGGATGACCTAACGGTCGATGAAGCGTTGGCGGAGTTGGGACTCTATTATGAAAGCCAGGGGTCATCGTCGTCCCGGGCGGAGGAATTGTCTCAGCAGTTTCTAACGCAACTTGGGTTAGATTTTACGGAAACAGGCGGACTAGCGGAGCTAAGCGCGGAGGCGGCGGAGGACGATAAGCTCGTTGAGCTGTTTCTGGCGCTACAGCATATTCAGACTCGCCATTCCCGGACGCCGTACACGGACTTCAATACGCTCCGTGAGGATGTGCGGCGGGAGTTCTTTGACTTCTCGCCAGGTGGTACATCTGGCGGGGCCAGGTTCTTGGCGCAGCAACAGGCAGACCAGTGGGCGGATGAACTATTCTACGAACGCGACCCTGTACCGAAGACCGCATTGGATGATAGCATGGGTGGCGTAGCGGCCCTTGGTGTAGGCGATATAGGAGGCAGAGACATGACCAGCTTTTTCAGGGCACCTTCGGCGACGGGACTACCTACACAAACAGACCCGTTCCGTCAGTTTACGGAACAGCGGTTTGGCCTTACGCCGGGTGGGCGGCGTGACCAGTTCAACGCCTTCGCCTTTGGTGGGGCATCCCCCTTTGATTTCAACCCGGCCACGCGAGGTGTTGTGGCGGGGCAGTTCCCGGACATATCGGCGCAGTTCCAGCTTCAAAACATCTTGAATCCGGGGGCTGTCCAGTCGTCTAACTTCGCAGACTTCTTGCGTGGTGGGAGCCT